GCTTGCAGTTCCGGGTAGCGTGAAGTCATGGCCTTCAGCAGCGCACCGTGCGGGTCTGGGGGAATGTCAGGAGATGGCGGGCCACCACCCAGTTCATCCGGCGGGCTAGTACCAGCCACGCCATTCTGGGTGTTCATGTAGTCCTTCAACCCTGCAGCCAGCCCAATCTGCCGCTTGTCGGCCAACTGCGCTTGCTTTTCCGTGATGCCTTGATCCGCCTTCGCGTTGAAGTACATCTGGCCCATTTTCGCAAGCGCCTGTCCAATGCCATTGCTCGTCCCCACCACAGGCGTCTGCATGGCCTGCTGCTGCATGACCGCCAGCAGCTTCTGCCGACGAAGCAGGGCGTCTTGTTCGGCTTGGTAGTCGAAATTGTCAGAAGGTGCATGCATTGGCATTTGTAAGCCTTAAAGGGTGCCGAGGTAAGCGCCGCCAAGACTGCCCAAGCCACCGAGCAGTGCGTTATAGCCTGACATTTGACTTTGGTAAGCCGCCATGCCGTAGTTCGCTTGAGCAGTCGCCGCATCGAACAATGGAGCAGGTTGTGCTCCGCTGGTGTAGTAGTTGCTGACGGTCGGCGAAGTGATCTGCGTGCCTGCGCGAAGGGCGTTCAATTCGTTCAGCGGCATGTTGTACATCTGCAACTGCTGGTTCATGTCCTGCTGCGAGGCTTGATTATCGAAGGTCGCAGCAGCCAGACCTTGTTGGTACAAGGCCGCAGCATTAGAGTTGTCCATCGTCGCCGAGGTCAAGTCCTGGTTGTAGTTGGCCGTGGCGGCTTGATTGAGGGCTTGATCGGCGGAGGTGGCCTGATCGAAGTTATGCGTGAGGTTCGCGTTATTCAAGTTCGTCCCGGCCATCGTTTGGTCGAACTCAGTATTAGCATTGGCGTTGGTGGTGTTCGCCTGCGTGAGGTTCTGGTTATAGACGTTGGTGGCGTTCTGGTTGAGCGTGTTGGTCGCTGTCAGGTTTTGCCCGTAATCCGTCGTCAAGTTGGCATTGTTGAGGTTCGTGCCAGTCAAGTTCTGGTTGAACGCTGTGTCCGCGCTGCTGTTCGCCATCTGCGCTGCAGTCAGGTTTTGCCCGTAGTTCGCAGTTGCATTAGCGTTGGTGGTGTTCGCCGCGGTTAAGTTCTGCCCATAGTTCGCTGCGGCGTTGGCATTGTTCAGATTGGTGGTCGCCAAGGTCTGATCGAAGTTAGCCGTGGTGTTGGCGTTCGCCATCTGAGCAGCAGTGAGGTTCTGCCCATAGTTGGCGGTCAAGTTCGAGTTGTTGTAGGCAATGCCGGCCTGCTGCTGCGCGTAATTAGTGTTCGCGTTGGCGTTGGCGATGTTGGTGTTGGTGACACCTTGCCCGAACAGCGCCGCCTGGTTCTGATTGGCGATGTTGGTCGCGTTTAGACCTTGCTGATAATTCGCATCAACCTGATGGTTTTGCAAGTTGGCGTTAGTGATTGCCGCGTCTAGTTTAGCTTTAGCTGCTGTGTCATGTACGCCTGCACTCGAAAGGGCTTGCCCAAAGGCGTTCTGAGCGTTCTGGTTGTGCAGGTTTGCCCCTGCCATCCCCTGCGCGTACAGAGCTGCTTGGTTCTGGTTGTAAACGGTGTTGACGTCCTTGGCCTGGTTGAAGTTCTGCTGGTTTGCGCCAAGGTAGAAGTTGCCCGCGTTCAGGGCGGTGTTGTTGTTGGCCTGGATCGCTGCATTACCGGCATTGAAGGCATTGAGGTCGAATTGCGAGCGATCCAGGCCGAAAGTGTTGTTTGCCGTTTGGCCGGCTTGTGCGAAGGTTCCGCGACCTTGTGCCTGCGCGAACTGCTGGTTCTGCAACGCCGCCAAGAGCTGGGTCTGCCGCGACTCTTCCTGTCCGCCAGTGAGCACAGCTTGCATCAGCGCATCATTGTGGGAGCGATTGAGCGCGTCCATCTGCTGGTTGTAGGCCGCTGTTCCGACCTCAACCCCACTGTTAAGCAGTTGCGTGCGCATTTGCTGCGCTTGAAGCTCGAACTGCGGTTGCAGGCGACTCATGATCGCCGCTTCCACAGCAGGCCGAGTGGAGCTGTCCACTACTGGCACATTGCCAGCATCACCGAAGGTTGTGTCAACTTGACCGGGGTTGAAGCTGCCGGTCGGGGCGTTGGTGTTGGAGTGCTGGAGCTGTGCCAAGTACGCGTTTATGTTGGCGTAGGGGCCTGCTTGAAGGTTGGCAAAGTTGGAAGTATTCGGAGCGTCAACGAACTGCCCTGCGGTGCTTGCAACACCACCGGCGAAGCCATCAGCAATAACCCCCTTGGAGTAGCCACTGGCAGGCCCAGGTCCACCGACGAAGTTAGAAGTTCCGGGGCCACCGATCAAACTTGCAGGACCAGCGGCAGAGGCATAATTGACAGCCCCTGGCGCTCCGGTGTAGGAAGCTGCTGCAGGGCCAGAAGTATAGTTAACAGCCCCCGGTGCGCTGACATAACCCGCAGCCCCGGGAGCGGCGGTGTGCTGGACAGCGCCTGGCGCCGAGGAGTAATTTACAGCTCCGGGAGCGGCTGTGTAGGTAGCAGCATTTGGAGTGCCAACATGAGTCGCAGCATCCGGCGCGCTGTTGTAGTTGACAGCCCCTGGCATCGCCGTGTAGCCAACGGCTGCCGGCGCACCGACAAAGGTCGAACCAGCCGGAGCATACTCGGTGGGGTGCGCTGTGGACTGGAACGGCGTCGAGAGCTGCGTCCCGACAGCATTCAGTTGAGCCTGCCCGGTTTGCAGCAGACTGTTAGTGATGTTCTGCGTCGCGTCCAGCGTCTGCTGCGACGCCGGAGACAGGTTGGTCGTCTGTGTGTAGTCGCCGACTTGCGGGTTGGCCGGGTCCGCTCCAGCTCGCAACGTGTAGCTGATGTCACCGTAAGGGCCAACTTGGTTGACCCGATTCATCGCATTGTTTGCGACTGCGGTATCGAGGCTGGCCTGCCCCTGTGCAGTGGCAGCTGCCGCGTAATCAGGCGGTGGTGGGGCGCTGGGCTTTGACAAGACTTGACTCCTTCACACTCAGACTAAGCCAACGGCACTTTTCGCGGGTCATACTATAGACCAGCAAGGCACCATCGGGATGGGCTTCGTTGAGGGTCGCCTCAAGCTCAAAACCAACGTGTTCATCAAACCGCTTTGCAGCGGAGTTCCCGGACCCTACGAGTCCGAGGATTTTCTTCACACCAAGCTGGTTGAAGGGATAATCGAAGGTGACGGCTAGTAACGCCTTGCTCACCCAATTCGCGCCAGGGAGAGCTGCAACGTGCATCTGCACACTGGCCCCATTCCACGAATCGAACAGAATCCCTGCAATCAACCTACCATCACTGTCAACCACGCCGAAAGTGCTGCCGCGGCCTGGGATCCATTTTGCCCCCTGCTGTGCCAGCACCCATTGACCTACGAGGTCATCGGCACCAAGGAGAATTTTCGTCACCCCTGTATCGCTCCGACTTCGTAAACGTAATCAATTGACGACCATTGCATCGTAACGTCCTTGCCCATCACGCGCAAGCGTAGAGCTAGGACATAGCCTTCTTTGCATGATACAGTGCGCCAATCTTGGTTGGTCTTGGGAAGGGAGGCCCACAAAGACCCGTTCCAGAGAGCAGTCCCCCACAGTGATACCGGGTTGCCACTGAATACCGGAGCGTCGTAAGTGAGGTTGTCTTCGAAGTCCACATCAACTTCAGTATTGATGGCAATGCTGCCCTGAGTTTGAGCGACCAACCGTAGCAGCTGCAACTGTTTGGTGTAGCTCCGCGGGCTGAGGTAGATCGGGGCAATCTTGCAGTAGGCAGTGATTGGCAAGCCGAAGTCGTTCTGGCCGACCCAAGCCTTGCAGATGCGGCTGCCAACCCCCATGTAAAGGTCGTCGCCCATCAGCTCGAAGCAAGTCGCATCCCAGCCAGTGAAGCGGCACCAGGCTTGAGTCACCAAATTCATGACATACTGATGGCTGCTGTCGAAACTCACCAGCGGGATGTTGACGATGAGCAGGTTGTCAGCAGGACTGACGATGGTCTGCCAGCCGGTGTTTGCGCCATAAACGGTTGTGGCATCGGCGAAGGCCTGATTGATGGTAGAACTGACCGTGCCCTCGGGCTTTACCTGCCCCAAGTTCAAGGCCTTCGACAGCGACCACAGGCCAGTCGTGGACAGGTAAAGCAAGTCCCCACCGAACTTGGTTAGGCAAGTTGAGCCAAGGGGTGTACCGAGGTCATACACCCCTTGAAGCGCCCAGGTGCCGCTGATGCTTGGGTCGATGCCCTTATAGACGGCAACTTGCCCCTCGCTAGTCACAAACACTGTATAGTCGTCAGAGCCAGTGCCGCCATCAAAGGTCCAGTTCCCCATCGCAATCAGTGAACCGCCCTTGTTGAACAGGGCGCCCAAGGGGAAAGCGCTTACACTACCCAAGATCTGATCTACCGGCAGGTAGTAGAAGATCATCGAGTTCTTTTGGATAAAGTACAGTGCGCGCTTGAAGCTGTTGATGAAGCTGATGGTGTTGGTTTGGAGGAAGTTCGCGCTGCCACTGATCGCGAGCTGATCGACGATGCTCCATACAGTCCCGTTGAAGTACTGCGCCGAGTCCACACCGTTGACACTGATCAGAAACGATCCGCCGGTAGTGTTGAAGTTGACGTGTTTGCACAAGCCACTAGTTAGCGGGCTGGCCAAAGCCCCAAGTGCTCCTGTTGCAGTCACATCGTAGATGCCACCGTCTAGACACGCGAAGAGCTTGCTGCCGTTAGTCCCACGCCATGCCATCAAGTGCTTCGGGCGAGTGGGAAGGCCTGTTACCCAGTCAATCGCGCCCTTCCGTATGTCCACTGTTTTGGCGGTCGGGAAGAAGTTGTCCAACTGCAGCGCATACTGCGGCGCCATTGAAGCTTGCGGATCGCGAGTATTCCAGCCACCGATTGGCGCTGGGCAGCTAATGTCACGACTGATTGGCCCCTTGGAGGCGAGCTTATTCTTTGCAGGAAAGCGCATTGCGGCTCCTTATGGCAACGGCCAAGAGCCAGGCGACACCACCACCCCTGGCTGCATACGGTCGCTGGTGCCGTCAAGGCGAGCGACTTCTGGGGCGTTGTCACGATTAAGCTTGCTCGCGATCATGCGCTCGTAAGCGGTGAAAGCCTCGGCGTACTCGAATCCTTTGGCCGCTGGCCACGCCCAGCTGAGGTAAGCCAAGGGCAAATCATCGCCCATAATGCTGTAGTCAGTATCGGCGGTCCAGAATTTCTTGAGGGTGCCACCAGCATCCTTCACGAACCAAGAGCTGAAATACTCGAAGGCCAAGATGTGACCAGCCGTTGGAGCTGGGTTCATCAACAGATTGCCGTTGCGCAGCCGAAAGCGGTACAGCGGACCAGTGAAGTTGAGGGCTTTGCGGGTTTGCCATTCGCTCGGGCTGACACCACCGGCCAAAGGCAAGCGCAAGGTACGGTCATAGACGGTTTCGAGCAGTATCCCCTCAAAGCCACTTGGCGCGATGGTGTCAATAGAACCCTGATTTTCGGCGGCAAGCATCGTCCAAAGAGCCTCCACCGAATTAGCCTGAAAAGCCTTACGAGTGATCAGGTCGCGGTTGAAGGCCTGAAGCAAACCCACGATCTGCACGATCTGACGATCGGAGCTGCTGAGAGCTGCCGAGGGGACAGGAAGGCCACGCTCTGCCGCGAACGATTGAACAATCTGAATCAGGGTTTGCGTGGCCATACAGATCCTTTAAGCAGTAGCAGTTGCCTTAGTGGCTTTCGGCGAGAGTGCGGCGATTTGAGCTTGCAACTCGGTGTTGCGCTTGAGCAGGTCCGCGTTCGTCTCGGTTAGCTGACGACTGGAAACTTCCAGCGCTGTCATGCGCTCTGCAAGCTTCGATCCGTCGGACCCAGCCGTATCCAGCCAGGCCTTTGCCTTGTCCTTCAGCGTTCGACCGCCCATGCCCAGGCGCCTGATCAGCTCTTCGTTGGCCGCGGCGAGGTCTTCCACCGTGCGCACCTTCAACAGCAGCAAGTTCTCGACCTGCGCCGGCGTCAACAGGGGCCAGTTGCGAACACTGGTGCCCGTTTCGGGGATGTCTCTGCCCTCTTCCCAGGCTTTGTAGGCTTCCTTGTAGGCTTTCACCCAGGTCGGCAGCATCCGCTCTTGCTTTACAGCTTCGTCGAGCTGCGGAAACCACTCATCCACACGACGCTCCAGCCGATCCTTGGACCCATGCGGCGTCACCAGTGCATAGTGCACATCCTTCATGACTGCTTGGCCTGCCTTGATGGTAGCCTCGCGGTCTTCTTCGGCCTTCGCTACGAACGAAACATAAGGCGGTCGCGCCTCTTGTTGACTGAGGGACATTCAAATCTCCAGGTTGATAAAAAAACGCCTCACCCGGCAGGAACATAACCGGGTGAGGCGACCTTTGGCCCTTGTCAGGCCGTCGGGTTCGGGGACGCTGCAGGTGGGGGCAGCGTGTAAGCCTCGGCGACGGCCTTGGCCCAGTCTTCCGCGTCGGGGTTGCTGTTGACAGTAGCAATGGCCAAGGCCAGAGCTTGAACTTCCTCTTTAGTCATGATGAGTCCTTAGGTGATGGCGCCCTGAGCGAACGGCCGGTTCAGGTGTGCGACGTTGTAGAAGATCGTCGCGTTGTTGTAGGTGCAGGTGATGTTGCCTGTCACTGCGGCACTGTTCGCGACGCTCACGCTGATCGTGCGGCCGTCTGCGGAAATGCTGGTGAGGATGGCTGCTGCCCCCACACCAGTGCCGCTCATGTAGCCGCCGACAATGAAGCCGTTGCTATCCACCACCGTGAAGAACTTGTCACCGGAGTTACCCTGCACAGAAGCCTTCACCACGGTCGTCGTCGCAGCTGCGGCAATACGCGCGTTGACGATCTGCTTGCCGGCGGCGAGGGCACCGCCTTGACCAGCCGCCGCGATGGAGAAGGTCGTGTCCGCAGCCACCGAGGCATTGCAGTTGACCGGCACCAGACCGCTGACGCAGAACCAGCCGAACTGTGTGTCCGCCAAGGCCAGCATCGCCACACAGACTGGACGGCCCATGATGGTGACGTTGGTAACTTCAAGCGCCACAATGTCCCACTGCTTGGTCGTCGCGTTAAAGACTGGCGCGAACTGGCACAGGCCGAACTGGCGGATCGCGCCCGAGGCCTTCGCGTACAGGAACTCACCGGCACCCCACCAGGGGTCGTAGGCGCCGACGATTTCGCCGCTGGACATACCATTACGTTGAGTAGTGTCAGCAACACCACCCCCATAGGGCAGGATTTGAGCTGCGCCGACGTCAGCATTCAAGAGAGCATACATGATGTGTTTCCAGTATAAAAGAGTGTTTTGGGGTCGCAATACCCGAGGGTATTGGGAGCATGTTACGCCTTCTGGACGCCTTGCAGATTGCGGTTGCTGCAGACAATGTTGCCCATCCAGAGGATTGGCACCACAGCCGCATCTTGGTTGTAAGGCTTCATCTCGTCCATCACCACCAGGTCGGCGTCGCTGTGGACCACCAGCTCGATGTAGTCCGTATTCAGGAAGTACGCGTGGTTGGTCGGGATGCCAGAACCGCCGTCGTAGATCACGTCAGCGGTCTTGTACTTCAGCGACTGGAAGCCGCCTTCCGCCTGATCCGAGCTGGTGTAGCGCTTGATGCTGACCTGCCCGTTCTCGTAGAACGTGAAGTAGTTAGTGTCGCAGATGATCAGGTCCGGCTGGTCGTCACCGCGGGTCTGGGCGAGCCACAGGGGCAGCCACAGGCTTTCCATGATGCCGGCTGTGGCACTGGGGACGATCGCGCCGCCGCCTTGCAGGGGAGCCGCCGCCGACTGCACCTGGTTCTTCCAGAAGGGCCACACCGCCGAGTCGATGCCGCCAACAGTTCCCGTGCCGGTATCGGCAACGATTGACTGCAGCCCACCGATCTGGTTGGGCAGCGTACCATCGCTGTAAATGTCGGAGGAGAAGTTGTTCTTGAACGTGCGCATGGCATTCTTGATCCTGGCCTTCACCAGGTTGATGATGCGGTTTTCGCCGCTGTTCGTGCGCAGATCGAGGCCGCTGGCCACCACGTTCAGCGCGATTTGACGCCACTGGAACTCAGCCGCCGTGATCACGTCGCTGGCGGTGATGTTCAGCGTGTCGTAGCCGCTGTATCGCTGATAGGTGTTGTTCTGCGCGTAGTCCAGCGGCGCCACGATGGACAGCCCGCCGTCTTCGCTGCGCTTCATCCCCTTGTCCATCATGCGCTTCAGCAGCGCATTGTTCTTGGAGACGTTGTCCTTGACCTCTTTCGAGTGGTTGCGGAACGTCGTGCTTACGAGTTCCGTGAAAGTTGCATTGGGAGATGCCATGAGAAAACTCCAAAGTTAAAAAACCGAATCAACCGCGAGAGTTGATGACTGCCATCGTCTCCCGCAAGGTATCGTCGATGCTTCCAACTGGAGCGGTCGCGCTTCCACGTTTCTGCGTCGTCCGAACATTAGCCCCGGTGGCCTTACGAGCGGCAGCGGCGGCTGCTTCAGCGGCGGTCCGTTGAGCTTCGAGGCGCTGGTTGGCAAGCTTGTCGGCTTCCTTTGCCCGCGCTATCGGGTTCATCCAGATCGCTTTTTCGTAAGCGTCTTCCAGTGTCCCGCAGACTCCTTGTTCAATGAGGCGCGTCATGTCAGACGCAACATCGTTGAAGTGGACATTCTTCGGGTCAGCAGCAAAACTAGAGATCTGCTTACTGAGGTTTGTAGTAACCTCAGCAACGCGCTGTTGGTTCTGCTGCGCTAATTGGGATTGTAGGGTTTGGACCGTTGAGGTCAAGTTGGCGACTGCTGGATCCACATAAGGGGCGTTGGCAGGATCTACTGCCCGGATGATTTCATCCAGTGGGATGCGGTAGTCGTTCAGCATCTTGACCATCAGCCCGATCTTCTGTGGCTGAGAGCCGAGGGCAAGCGTGTGATGGGCCTGCATGAGGCTGCCAACCTGCTGGGCAGGGTCGATCTTGAACTGTTGGAGGAGCGGCAGGAACTGCTGCATCGCACCGTGCATGCGGGAGCCGAAGTTGGCAGCGCCCTTGTACTGCTCAAGTCCACGGAACATATCCTCTTCACGCTTGTGGATTTCCGCCTGTACTTGCGGAGGCAGTGTGGCGTAGAGCGCGGAGGCTTCTGAGCGCCAAGTTTTCGGCGGCGCGGTGGTGTCGGCAGGACCAGGAGTGGGGGCAGCACTGATTGCAGGCGCAGCTGTAGTCGCGGAGGCCGCTGGGGCTGTGGTTGGTGCGGGAGATGCGAACCTGCCCGTAGCATCACGAACGGCTTCAGTCGTTGGCTCGGGCTTGACCGGCTCTGCGTCCTGATTACTGTCCGCGTTAAACCCCAGGCCTGAGCTGATTTCACTCAGTGCGTTGGGAATGTCAACGGCTGTTCCGCCTTGTTCCTCGTCGATTCGCATGATGTTCCTCTTAGTGTCGTAAATAACTAACCGACGCTCCTGCGTCCAGTTCCTTTGCGAGCTGCTCCCGCTTGACGGTCGGCATTCTCATCACCGTTTGCGCGGCCGTTTCCGCAACTCTTTCAAGGAATTGCTCGTCGTCCGCCTCTTTTCTTCTTTGAAACTGCGCGGTCTCGCCAGGTTCGAGTAGACGACAACCAAGGCGCGCAAGGTTCTCCTTGTGGGCTTTTCTACCAGTGATTGGGCGGCCAGTAACTGGGCAGTCGTAAGTCTCATAGTCGCCTTGGACCATAGGAGCACGAAGGATGCGTTGCATCGGATGCCCTTCACCGCAGGCCACCAGATGGTCGCGTTCAGCGATCTTGCTGAAAACGTCCATGTAGGCGTTGCAGGATGGGCAGTGGTAGGTGTAGAGCGGCATTAGCTTCGGACCCCTGATCGAGCGGCCGCAGGAGGCTGCGGTGGCATCATGGCAAGTTGCAGTTGCTGCTGGTGTTGCGCCGTTGAGAGTGCGCCCTTTTGGCGAAGCTCCTGCATCTTCATCTTGTGTTCTTCTGAGCGGAACATCAGCTCCATCTCCTTGACCTGCTTTTCGAGGTCAGCCATGCCCTTGGCCTGGGACATTGTAGCTTGCAGAGCCGCCATTTCCAGCTGGAATTTCTGATCGGCCTGCTTCTGGTCAGCCTCCGACTTTTTCTGTGCAAGCTCACCTTGCATTTGCATCAGCTGCTGCTTGCCCATGTTCGGATCTTGCGGCGGCGGAGGCTCCTTCATCTCCTTGAAGGCGTCTTCCACTTCGTCTCCCATGCGGTACTTACGGACCACCGTGATCAGGATGGCTTGCGCGGCCTTGAAAGGCATCGTGCCGTTTTCAATCAGTGGGCCGATGCCGGTGAGGAACTGGCTCAGGGCTGTGAGCAGCTCGGTAATATCCTCCTTGTCTTCGGTGGCTTCTGCATCAACTGTCGAATTGGTTTCAATGTCGATGCGGAAGTTACGCTGGAGGTCGTCCTTGAGCAAGCTGAGGATTTCCTCCCAGGTGGGTGCACCAATGATCTGGGCGATGCCGGGGGGAAGTTGTGGGGCGGCTGGCGGTTGTGGGGGCTGCCCAGGCTGTGGAGGCGGAACTTGCTGCGGTTGGGCTGCGGCTTGCTGTTGCAGCACTTGCGCTTGCTGTTGCGCCGTGGCTTTCTCTTCCTGCGTCGGAAAGGGCATCCCAGTCATCTTCTTGATGGTATCCTGCGAGAGTTTGCTCACCGCCATTTCCAGCATCAGCCGCAGCGAGTCGCAACAGTATCCGGCGACCTCCTTCTGCATCCGCTTGAGACGCAGCGTGCCCCATTGGTTTTTGAGCTGTTGCGCCCCCAGGGTTTCGCTGGCCTGCGAGCTGCCACGCATTATGTCGGCCATGCCGGTCAGCTCGAAGATGATGGTTTTGATCTGCTCGCGCTGGGTGTAGAGCTGCTGCAATGCCGCGACAAGGTCCGTGAGGGGCAGCATCCACACCGCATCGGAAGCCGTTTGGCCTTGGCCGAAGAGCGCGCTCATGTTCTCTGCCGGCAGCATGGTGTTGTCTTCCGACTCCAGCAGCTTTTTGAGGTCGGCAATGTCAGTAGAGTAGAAGCCCCGAACCTTCAGTGCCTTGACAATCGACTGGATGCGACGGCTGACGGTGTTCAGCTCTTCGGCTTGCGATTTGTAGAGCTTGTATAGCGTGACTGGGGTCAGCCCACTGAGGGTCGCGAACAGCCGCAACGGCCGCGGACTCGGGAAGAACCCTTGCAGTTCCAGCGGGTCGTCCACAGTCTTTAGTGGAGAGTCCTTGAAGCCGGGGGCAACGAAGATGACCTTTTTGGTCTGCTTATCCCAGATTTCCCACACGCAGGCGAGCTTGACACCAGACGATTGCTTGTCCCGGTTGCGCTGCACTATGTCGGAGGATGTACCGGAGCTGTCTTCACTGGCATCACCAAGGGGAACCTTTGCGCCCAGCGTTTGGAAGTTGTCTTCAAGTTCTTCCTTCGTCATATTGTGCTGGTAGGCAATCCAAGGAACCTGCTTCCAGCTCCTACCGTAACCATGCAGCATCATGTTCCAAGGGATGTCCTCGCCGCAGATGATTTCGTCGGAGACCTTCGGTGGTAGCGGCTGCTCACCTTCCGCCGGTTCTGCAGCTTCCTCGATGGCGGCATCGTATCTGTAGCGAGCCAAGCCGCGCCCAGGGACAAGCGCGGACAAGACCACGCCTTTCATCTGCTCGTCGAAGGTCGGGTATTCAGGATTGCCGGTGTCCAGTAGGAATTCGAGGAGCTTTTGCCCGACACGACTAGCAGCGATTGCCAGGGCATCCTCGGACTTGAAGCGGGTGCGGACCTGTGGACGCGGGACGGTGTTGTACAGCGCCGGCGAGAGGGTTTCGGTGTTGCTGTAGAGGATGTTGTAGGGGGTGCCTTCTTCAGCGTCCGCCTCATAGAGCTTTACCGCGCTTTCCGCGGTCTTACGCCAGCCCTTTTCGCGCTTTTCGGCCTTGGCGAGTTCTCCGAGCCAGCCCGAGACAACATCCTGCGGGCTTTTCGCCGCCGGCGAGGGGTTGTTGGATTCAGTCGGTTTGTTGGTCGCCATTGCAGCTTTCAGTTATCCTCCAGCGCTTTGCGACGGCTGGTAAGTCGGACTATGAGTTCGTTGATAGTCGTTTCCTGCGGATTTTTTGGCAAGCCAGAGCCTTGCGGCTCGACAGCCCGCGGAAGCCAGGGCCTGCTCATGCAAGCGTATCGGGTTTCGTCGTAAGCGTGATCTTCTGCCTCTGTGTCCACATCCTCAGGATCGTCTTCGTCATGCTGTAGCACAGGTATTGTGCGGATGGAGTCTTCGCAGCAGTCAAGAAAGTACAGCATGGGCCGCCCTCCGACCCCAACCAGTCGCTGACGAACTGCTTCAGCTCCCGCCTTTCGCTTGTTGTCAGCACGACGCCACGTGCAACCAGCAATGGACATACTTTCCGCAATACTTGGACCACCGTCTCTGATGAAGATACTCGGGTCAGCCACACCGTAGCGGATTCGTTCAAGGAGTTCTCGTTCACGGATTCCTCTGGCGACGTCAGTCGCAATCATCTTGACACCCTTGTTGGGGCCTTCAGCACCGTACCACTCGCGGTATTTGAGCATCGCCCCGGAAGGCAGGCCCCAGGTGCCGTCGCTCAGCACATACCAGCCGCAGCTGAACGGTTTGGCTGACCCCCAGTCGAAGGCCCGGAACTTTAGGGCTTCACGGTTGTGGAAGAACTTGGGCAGCCAGTCCCGCTCGGACAGGATGTGGACTTCAGGATCCCATTCATCGAAGAAGGCTCCATCAATGATGTCCCAATTACCTTTGAGCCAGGCTTCGACCAACGCCGCAGAGCCTGACTGGCGCAGCCGCAAGATGTAGGTTGGGTCGTTTCTCATGATCAGGGCGTTGTCCCCGATCTTCGACGGGATGAAGACCCGCGAGAGGCTGACGATTGTCTTGACCCCTTCAAACTCGATCTCTGTTTCCTCTGTGATCAGCCGGAATCCAGCAGCATCTGGCAGGATATAGCGAGCCTTTACCCAGTTATGCCCCGGACCACCTGGATTACCTGTAAGACGCATGCCAACAGGCACACCAGCGCCACTCCGTAGAGTAGCACGTAAGCGATTAATAGGGCTAGGGCTGGGGAAGTTAGTAAGCTCTTCCACATAGATGCGAGTGTAGTTGTGACCTTGATATTCTTCAGCATCGGAGTCTCTTTCAAGGTAGGCGAACTTCAGGCGTGCGCCGTTTTTCATGGTCCAGGTTTTTTGCTGCTCGTTGTAGCGAGCGCCGAGCTTCGGGAAGATTTGTTTGGTGCGGGCGATGACCTCTGCCAGCTGGACGAGCTTGCGGCGGAAGAAGATTCCGATAGCGTTTTCGGCGTAGAGGCTGGAGTGCTGCAGCCAGTCGCCGATGGAACCCTCAGTCTTCCCACCACCTCGTGCTCCACCGAAGAAGACCTCGAAGACTGGGCACTCCAGCAGTGCGGTTTGCGGCCCAGGCTGGGGCTGCCAGACTACCTGCTGGCTGGCGGTGGCGGCGAGAAAGGTCACAAGGCAACAGGCTCAGGCTCAGGCTCAGGCTGCACCATAGCCGCGCATTGTACCAGCGGAAAGGTCACCCGGAACCGGACCTTGAAGGAGCAGCAGTTTTTGTTGAGGCAGTAGTAGGTCGCCGAGCGGTACTGGCGCACGGGACCGTCATCGCGAAGGTGAAACGGAACGTGTCCGCAATCGTTGCAGATTACTGTTGCTTGCAGAAAAAATGCCATGTTAGACCCCTGCTACTAAGTTTGCCAAGTCCGGCGCCGCCTTCAGCACCGCATCTTCAACTGTCTCTGTCTGCATACCATCAGCTCCGAGTCGTTGTGCCAGCGGCGCCCGTTCAGAGTGTTTGGAGGCCCAGTCCGAGTCGCTCGACGCTTGTTGCGGGAGAGCGACGACGAAGTTGGTCTGGACGTTGACGTTGGCAGTTCGTGCGCCGTAGCCAAGAGCTTTAACCGACAGATCAGCGACCTTCAGCGCGAAGTCGGCATTGCTGCTCAGTTCAAGCTTGTCGTGCAGGAGTTCCAGGCTCCGGTTGGCTAACGTGTTGAGCCGCTCGTCAATGCTGGACAAGATTGTGGGGTCCACCAGCTCTGTTCGTCTCACGGCCAACCGGGCCTGGAAAGCGTCACTGTTGATGATTCTGCTGACCCAGCCCACCGAATAGCCGAAATAGACCGCGATTGCGTTCTGACTGACCCTAGGGTTTTGGATCAGGTGGTCGATCATGGCGTCGTGCGAATACTTGACGCGCTCGGGACCACCTGCGATGTTGGCAGCGGTTTTCAGTGGTGCGTTCATAGCGTCAGGTCTCCGACTAGGGTTCAATGGCCACCATTTTGATCCAGCCGTGGGGGGAGGATCAAGCGGAAACCTGAAAGCTCTAGCAGAAGGGGGTGGGGGCTTAAGCGAGAAGGCAGGCAGGGGCAGCAGGAAGGGAAAGAATTTGGGGCCTCGCGCATCCAGTCGCAATGCGCGTAAAGGCCCAATCCTGGCGCCCCCCACTGCCGCTTGACCGGGTGGGGTCCGTTGGCCAGGCACAACACGCCAGTGGCGAGAAAACTACAGCCGCGCCTGGATGTCGCTGGTCGGCAACCCTAGAGGGCGCAGCCTGAGAGAAGTGTAACTGATGGAAACAATGGGTTGACAACCGGTGGACCATACCCTAGTATCACAGTCCCAACGTTACTAATTTGAAATGAAAGGCTAACCATCATGACTGATCAAACCATCAAAACCGTGCAAGGTTTCTTTGGAGAGGAGACTGTGACGAAAGAAGAGTTTGCTAACCAGTGGATGGCACAGGTGGTGCAATTTTGGAACATAGCAACGGTCGGAGCTGACGCAGAGACCATTGATACCATGATGCTCGAAGTACGCCGCATGGCCGAGGCAAAATGGGATGCCATGAAATAGCCAACTCTCATTGCCTAGCGTGCTGGGCAATGGGGGCAGAGCAATTTCGCACTGTCCACGTTCAATTCACATCGAGGAAATCATGAGCAATACTACGACGCCCAAGGCAGCAAAAACCAAGGTCATTCCCACTATCTCGGCTGACATTGACGAGGGGATGACAACCCTCACGATCGCCTTCAGCGACGGCACTAAGCTGGAGGTGAAGGTCGATGACCTCACCCCAGAGATTCAGGCCTATGCCATGTTTCATGGCCTGAAGCAGAAGCTCGTCGATGCAGGGGCAATTACCCATAGCAAAGAAACCGGACGGTCGGCCACGTTGGCCGACAAGAAGAACGCCGTGACTGAGATTTTCAAGCGTATCACCGGACCCGAGGGGAGCTGGAACAAGGTCCGCGAGGGCGCGAGCGCCTCGGGTGGCCTGCTGCTCAGGGCATTGTGCGAGGTTTACCCGAGCAAGACGGTGGAGCAACTCCGCGAGTGGCTCAAGAGCAAAACTGACGACCAGAAGGCGGCACTGAGGGTTTGCCCTGAGGTCGCCGCCATCATCGCACGGCTGAAGCTGGGAGCCGCGAAGGGCGCCCCCGACACAGACGCCATGCTGGCCGAACTGGACGACAAGGGCAAGGGTGAGGGTGAGGGTGAGGGCGACGACAAGGGCGACGACAAGGGCAAGGGCGACGACGGAGCGACGGAGTAGTCATGGCGAACCTCAAGCTAACAACCGTCAAGGTTGTCGTGCGCGAGGTTCCCGTCGAATCCCTCACCATCGAGGAGCGGCGGGAGCTGATCAAACGCTACTGCACCATCCATGAGATTCGACGGGCCATCAACACCCAGCTATTTCCAATCGACTATCTAATGGACATGGCAGTACGCCGAGCTAACGCGCCACCCATTGATGAACTCTGAGCTAACCCGCTCAACCCACAAGCCCGCCACCGTGCGGGTTTTTTTACGCCTCCAATACGCCTGGATATTCCACCGCCTAAACCGACCTCCACCCCCTCTCAAAATGCCCGGCGAGGGGTCAAATCGGCCGTTTGAGCCGCCGTGCGGCGTTTCCGCACCTACCCTACCAGCTTTCGCTCCAACGCCGCCACGGCCCGTTAAACTCGTATCTTGAAGTGTCAAAAGTATCTAGGGCGTGCTCTGGCAGTTCTTGAGCGTATTCAACAGTTCCACGGTTTGTGTTACCCCCGGGGTCCATGCACCAAAATGGGGGGGATATTCTAGGGGTGTAAACTTTTTTTTTAAGGAGAAACCCTACCCCTCCCAATCCCATTGCCGCAGACCCCTAGGGTGACATAAACCGTCGAACCGTTGGATAACGTTAGAAACCGTTAGAACACTCCACAGATACAAGGTCGGAGGTTGACAGCTTAGAAACTCCCGCGCAACATCGAACAACTCCCACAAACAATGGGAGCGCTTATAGTCGGAGCCACGATCAACCACCCGCAGGAACCCAATGACAACCACCAACACCCTCTTACAAGAAGCCTGGATCAAAGCCGCTGCGAAGCCAGGCGGTGCTCGCATCGAGTGCGGTACGAAGCAAGCAGCGCAACAGTTCCGACTGCGACTCTATCGAGCCGTTGCCGAGGTTCGCAAAGACCCGAGCAGCGACCCACGCTTGGCCGAGGCGGTTTCGGCGGTGAATGTGAGCTTCGATCCCCAGGACAGATCTGTTCTATGGCTGCGTCGTGGGGTTGAGAACGCGCTCATGCAGCAACTGGCCGAGCAACTCGATATTAAGACCGACGAGCTGGAAGACTCCGAAACCAGGGCAATGCGCGAAAGCAGCGAGCGGCTGCTCAAGAACCTAGAACAACAAACCGAAGGCTACGAACAGCCCCCCGAACCCACGAAGCGCACGAAGTACTACTAACATGAACCTCCTGCACCACGATAACAAGCGCCTCGCTTGCCTGCTGAAGGTTAGCGCCGACAAATGCCAGGCTTACTACACCGATTTAGTGGTGGCGGAGCTGGTCAAACGGGAGCAGCGAGTATGAGCCTTGACGACGCCCGCAACATTGATGCTTATCCAGTAGCGTTTCACACCGCCTTGCGACTAGCGCTTAACGGCGACAGGGTCGTGATGATGGAAGAGGACGAGCACAAGCTGAAGAGCCTTCGGCGAAGCTTTCGGGCGTTCGCTGCGGTTGCTAAGTACAACCCGCGGTATCGCCAGGCGCTGCAAGGAAAGCGCATTTGCACCAAGCAAGGGGTTATAGATTCTAGCTTGGTGCTTATGGTGTTCATACAGCCCGAGCTGGACCGTCTTTCGGCTTATGACGTGAAGCGCCTACTCAACCGCGCCAAACTATTGCCAAAGTAATTGTCAAAATCAGTTGACAACCCACAGCAGGCTGCTACAATAAAACCTCGCCGCGCAATTCGAGCAAGTTGGCAAACCCTCGAAGCCCAGGCGATTACCTAAAGTGTTTGCCGCAACTGGAAGGAACTGCAATGAGTGACAAGAAGTCGAAGGCCAAGGCCGAGCCATCGACCAGCAATAAGGCCAAGGCCAGCAAGGCGCTCAAGCCAGCGCAACAACTCCCCGTAACCCAGGTCAACGAACAAGCGCCGAGCGCTGCAGTTCCGACCACTACCCAAAAGGAACCCAAAATGACTGAAGCCACCACTCCCGCCAAGGCGAAGAAGCCCGAGACCGTTGTCGAGACCGTCAAGATGCTGAACGGCACAATCTGCGAATTCGCCGGCAAGCGCAAGATGATCAAAAGTACCAGCATTGTCGATGGCAAGGTCGTCGTGACCCTGAACTTCCGCAACGGTGAGACCCGCATCTTCACCGTGCCTGCCAACATGGTGCTGCAATTCGCTGGCCACGGCGCCGAGCAGAAGCTGGGAGACGAGACAGCCGGTGTTGAAGACATTGATGACGCGCTGTTGGCTGTCGATGACCTCATGGACCGCCTGAACAAGGGCGAGTGGGGCATTCGCCGCGAAGCCGGCGGCATGAGCGGGACGAGCGTGTTGATGAAGGCGCTCTGTGAGCTGTACAGCAAGCCCGTAGAGGCGATCAAGGCCTTCTTGTCTAACAAGACCCAGGCCGAGAAGCTCGCGCTGCGCAATAACGCGAAGGTCAAGTTGATCGTCGATCGCCTCGAGGCTGAGAAGGTCAGCAAGAAGGGTGCCGTCGATACGGACGCGCTGCTCGGCCAACTGGACGCGCTCGGCGCAGCGCCCACAGAGGAACCCGCAACGACCGCTTAGGCGGTCGCCGGCACTCAGCTCCGCCGCAAGGCTTGAGCTGACGAGAACCCTGCGTAGTGGGGCCAACAGCCGATGGGGCGCCACTCCAAGCGGCTGTTGTGCTTGTGCGAGCGCCACACAGTTTTGCTCAACAATAGCAATAACTTGAGGTTTTTGGCGGTGCAATACGGTATAATATAGGAGTCGCAAAAATGCGGCACCGCGTATCAAGGCGCGCTAACCTTGTAAACTGGAGTGGCACTATGACGTTAATCGTCGCACCATCGCAGTTTGCGTCGAAAGCAAAACTGCAAGAGAACCTCAACTCACCAGAGGGCGTTTACATCGAAGACCCCTCAATGTTCGGTGTTAATCAGACTGGCCCGAGCAACGGCAAGCCGGTCGGCTGGTCCGAAGTTGTCACCAATCATCCCCTGCGCACGAAGTTCGCCAAACTCGAACGGACTGCCGACGGCTGGAAGGTGCGCTAACATGAAGTACCTCGGCGCCTTCAAAAGCAAACGCTTCGGACTCGTTGAAGTCTGGTCCGGGCATTACGATGGGCCGCAAGGCCCCCTGGCCATCCAGCTCACCAGCGACGATGGCGAACCGCTCGCAACCCTGAGCGTCAACATGCACAAGCCGCATTGTTCGCAGGACTCGCGCGAGCTGCCACCAAACTGCTTCTACGCTAAGACCTGGAGCGAGAACGAAGGCCTTGCGCGGGAGGCAATTGACTCCAGCTTCTTTCAACTCCGGCCCGACCTGCCCACGGCAGCCAGCGGCTACGTCACGGCTGAAGCCTGGGAGCTGCTTGAATGACAACACCACAAAAACTCGAAACCGTAGCAGATGCGGAGATTGAACTGCGGCGCACAGTTCTGCTCGACAATGACAATAACTTGAGGTTTTTGAGGGTGTAATACGATACAATATAGGAGTCGCAAAACCCGCGACAACGCGATACCAGGGCGCGAATCTCCTGGTAAACTGGAGTGGCAACAAATGGCTAAAATCACTGGATGGCGGCGGGTAATAGAGTCGCAACCCCCTCGCTTTGAGATTCTAAAAAAGCTCGAAGAGAACCTGAGCATGGAAGTGCTGGACCGCGTCACGCGCACTGCATACATGGTGCAGGCCGCGGACAAGGCAGAATACCAAACCATACTGGAAATGTCCCAAGATCGCTGGTTTCAGTTCAGCAGAAACATCGAGGGCTAACATGACCCAACAAGAATACAACCCTATGGCCCAACTCGAAGAGATGGAAGAGCCAGTGGAAGACCTCAATGAAGAGGTCGCCGTCGAGGCACTGATCGCCACCCTCAAAAGCACGGACAAGTCCGACCCCGACGACCTCTCAGAGCTGGATACCCTGCTCGAAGAGTCTATGGAGCAGCGGCGCTTCGCACAGGAAGCCCACAAAGCTCGCGAGCGTGTGCGCAGGGGCAACCAGTCCCCGGAAGAACGCGAGGCTGACCTTCAGCGCATACGCGACTGGGCGGACAAGCACGAATGGGAGGCGATCGCTACGGCTGGAGTGTTCAACCGCTTCAACTGCGCCTGCGGCAACTCCAACACGGTGTTCGACTGCTTGATGATTGAAGAGCGCCACAAGACCGACAAGTTCGCCAAGCGCTGGATCAACCTCGAAGTCGAGCGCAGGACCACGCCGAGGGTTGGTGAGCCGCCGAAGGTCACCGTGGTCCGCGAGAAGCAAGTCTCCTCGTGCGACAAGTGCGCACATCCGAAGGGATGGCGCTTGGACGAAGCCGTTATATGGAAAGCCTAACAAGGAACACTTCAATGAACTGGATCCGCCTACTCAACCCCTTCCACCAGCCGTCCGAAGCCGAAGTGCTCGAAGGCGAGCTGCTACGCCACAATCGCGAAGCCGAGGCAGCCAAGGCTGCTATTCGGTCGAGCCGCTTTGCGCTGCACATGTCGAACGCCAGCATGGATGCCATAGCGGCTTGGCGCAAACTGGACCAATGCGAGGACTCGAAGCTATGAAAAGCCGCTGGCGCATACCCGCTTTGCTTGCTGTAATCCTGATCCTCTGGATTGTGGCAAGCTCTCTCGACTACTACGAACTCAAACAACTGGAGGTTCCGAATGGGACGCCCTCTCAAAGTAATCCGACCCGTTAAAAAGTCCATCTGCCTGCCCGAGACACTGGTGGCGAAGGTGGACCTGCTGCTGTGGAGCGCCCTAGAAGCCTGCATCCCGCGAGGCGCCTGGCAGAACTACATCGTGGCGCTGATTGAAGCGGATATGCAGGCCCGCGCACAACAGCCTACGGCAACCAAAGAACTCAAAGGCTGCAATGACTACAATTGACTTAAGAGCCTCAGCAGCACCAGCGCCCAACCCGCACCTGGGCACCCTCAACGCCGACCAGGAACAAGCCGTCGGCGCCATCCTCGCATGGATCGAGCAGCCAGGCGAACCCTACTTCGTTTTAAGGGGTAGCGCCGGCACCGGCAAGACCTTCTGCGTCAAGCACGTTGTCAGCCGCTTCAAGGGCCGTATTGTGTTCACAGCGCCGACCAACAAGGCTACCAAGGTTCTGCGGCAGTCCCTCACCACTGACGACTACTCCCCACAATGTAAGACCATCTACTCGCTGCTAGGACTCCGGCTGGAAGCCAACGGCGAGGTCAAGGAGCTGCGCGGCCCGGACAAGGACGATGAGGTTGATCTTAGCACCTTCCGCTGTGTCGTGGTGGATGAAGGCTCGATGCTCAACCAGTACGTCCTGCAGTTCATTGCTAAAGCCGCAAAGATGCTGCGGGTTAAGTTTCTGTTCATGGGAGATGCGGCCCAGCTCCCGCCGGTGGGGGAAAGCACCAGTCCCATCTGGAAGCTGGAATGCCCTAGTGCGGAGCTGACCAAGGTCATGCGTCACGACAACCAAATCCTGGAGCTAGTCACTCGGATTCGGGCGAAGGTGGACCATCCGGCGCCGACGGTGAAGCTGGAGAACAACAACAACCAAGCCGAGGGCGTGTGGAAGCTCGATCGCGCCGCCTTCAACTGCGCCATCACTGAACAAGCTACACTATTCGCTGAACCAGACAACGCCAAGATCATCGCATGGCGCAACATCACTGTGGACGCCTTCAATAGGATGGTTCGTCAGTGCCTGTTTGATGACGCCGCCAAGGCGAAGTGGCTCGCCACAGATCGAGTGCTGTTCACAGAGCCTGCCAAAGACCTTGACGACGAGCCGATGGCTTCCACTGACGACGAAGGCACCATCACCAGGGTGCTGACAGACTCACACCCGTTCTACAGCGAGTTCGCGGTCCACCGCCTGTCGATCACGCTGGATAGCGGCAAGCTCGCCACAGCTCTGGTATTGCACCCGCAGAGCCAAGCTGCCTACACCGCGCGTCTCGTACAACTTTCAGCGGAAGCCAAAGCGGCCAGCCGCAAGTGGAAGGCCTTCTGGGAGTTCCGCGAGGCGTTCCATCAGGTCCGGCACGGCTATGCTATCACAGCCCATCGCAGCCAAGGCTCTACCTACAAAAGCGTCTTCGTGGATGTGCGGGATGTGCTGCTGAACCAGAACCGCCAAGAGGCATATCGGTGTTTGTATGTCGCATGCAGTCGCCCGAAAAAACGGTTGATCCTGACATAGAACTGTGGAGATTTTAGTTGACACGCTGACGCGCCCAACTCTACAATAAAACCATCATGCAGCAAAACCGCAGGCTTGAAGCCAATCGTCCGAATGTCACAGGCAACTACCACTTCGCCTGTCCCTTCGACGTCCTATACCTTTCCATCGCAATCGCAGGAATCTGCACTTACTGGAGCTACTTCAAATGATCAGCCCTGAAACCCAACAGCGTATTGACGAATTGCGGCAGAAAAGCCGCGACAATACCATCACGCGGGAAGAGATGCGGGAAGCCTTGACGCTCATGCGCGGTGATCGCGTGCGGGCTGCGGCGACCAGCAAGACCTCGCGGGCCAAGAAACAACCAGTCAACTCGGATAACCTGCTCTCCGAATTGGACAACCTTTAAAGCAGCAGGAACTTGAAAAAGGAACAAGACAATGGCACGCAAAACTACAGGCCCCATAGAGATCCATATCTATCAAGTGGGGCTTAGCAACAACAAGCAGCCCCGTTGGTATCCTTCGACGGAGAAGTACATCGAAGGCTACCAGCCAGAGGGCTGGGCTTATATTGGCCTTCAGCTCGTGGAAATCCCCTTGCCCGATGATTACGACCCTGTGCAGGTGACCATCAGCGCGCTGAAGGCCCAACAGGCCCAAGCCGAAAAAGACTTCCGAGAGGAAACCTCTACCCGCATGACGCAGATTAACAATCTCTTGGCGCTTGAGATGAGTCCAAGTTCAACAGTGGAGTTTGAAGATGACACAATTCCTTTCTAAACCCTTCTTCCCGCCAGTCATCGACGCTACCACTCTGGCGTCTTTCCGCTCCTGCCCGCAGAAGGCCTTTCGGTCCTACGTGCAGCACTGGAAGCCGCAGGCCGAGTCGGTCCACCTTGTCGCGGGAGGGGCCTTCGCCAAGGGGATTGAAGTTGCCCGCAGAGCCTTCTTCGAGGGCGTGCATGAAACTCCGATAATCAACTACAATGCCGGCGTGCGCACGGTCGCCTGGGTTGAAGAGGCGGGCAACCCCGTCGGCGACAAAGCCACGGCCGAAGCCCTCGGCCTGCAGGCCCTCATCGCAAAGTACGGCGACTTCGAGTGCCCGCCAGACTCCGGGAAGTCGCTCACGCGTACCGCTGGCGCCCTGGAGTTCTACTATGAACAGTACCCCTTCGGCGAAGACGGCATGGAACCCATCACGCTTGCCAGTGGCCGCAGGGGCATCGAGTTCAGCTTCGCTACCCCCATCGGCATCGACCACCCGCAGACCGGCGACCCGATCCTCTACGCTGGCAGGGCCGACTTGATCGCTAACTTCAGCAACGGCATTTACATTGTGGATGAAAAGACCACAAGCAGCCTCGGTCAGAGCTGGTCCCGTCAGTGGGAAATGCGCGGGCAGTTCACCGGGTATATGTGGGCTGCGGCGGAACAGGGGGTGCAAACCACTGGATGTATCGTGCGAGGGGTCAGCATTCTCAAGACCAAGTACGACACCATGCAGGTTCTAACCTACCGCACTCCCCACGAGATTGACTTGTGGCACAAGCAGACCCTGCGGGACATTCACCGCATGATCGCCTGCTGGCGTGAAGGGTACTGGGACTACGCGCTGGATGGAGCCTGCACGGAGTACGGCGGCTGCAGTATGGTCCGGGTATGTAAGTCCCCGTCGCCGGAGGAATGGCTGCCGATGTACTTCGAGAAGCGGGTTTGGGATCCCCTAGGCCGTGTGGAGAAGACGCAAGAGGCGTGGGAAGCTGAGTGGGGGTATGAAGCGGTGCCAGCGCGCATGACCCAGGAACAGCGCAACGATGAGCGCCGAGAAGAGCTGGCCGCCGGCTTCGACAGCGCATCGGATAGTGTGGAAGAGTAAACTGATGTCCCGCACGCAGCACTTCTTCATAGAAGGCCAGTACCTCGGAGAAGTGCTGCGTGAGCCACGGCTGGTGGAAGGGCAATTACTACAGCCAAAGAGCTTGTTGTTCTACTGCGGGACTTGCGGCGACGTCTGGGCAAAGATGCCAGTTGATGGCTGCGAGTGGCTCGGCTATAGAATGTCTTGTCGTAAGCACGCTGATGCTTATGACAGCGCATTCGGCAGGCCCGGTGGGTCTATCATAATGAGCTGGGAAAGTGATTTGATCAGCACCTTTCCAGAGGGGGTGTTGAAGAGAGAGCTGAACCTCTGGCTTAACTATACGCAAGGAACCCGCGATGAAAACTTTTGAGAACATTACTGATAGAGCTGGGCAGTACCAGGAACTGGAGGTTCCGCTGGAGGGAGTCCTGACCATACTCTCCAGCATGCTTTGTCACGATATGGCGATGAATGGCTTCTGGGCGAGTAAGAACACCGGCGAGAAGATCGCACTGATGCACTCGGAACTGTCGGAGGCGCTGGAAGCCGACCGCAAGAAAATCCTGGCGGACGACAAGATCCCGGCGTTCAGCGGCATGGAAGCCGAGCTTGCCGATACGGTCATCCGTATCCTGGACTTCGCCGGATTTCATAAACTGCGCTTGAGCGAAGCCATCATCGCCAAGATTCTTTTCAACCTGAAGCGCCCGTATATGCACGGGAAGGGGTACTAACATGATTGAACAAGCTAAGCACGCGAACAGACTATTTCTTTCTACAGGCCAAAAGTCAGCCAGCCCACCACCTGTAGTGGAGAAAGAAATCCCACTTCAACTGCATACACTCGCAGCACATCTCGATCACCTTGACAAGGTTGTGAACACGCTGGAAGACCGCTTACTGCCTGTCAGTTCGCCACCGACCCCAGAAAACTCGGCGGCGGGTTGTTTGGGGTCATCAGTTCCGTTTGCGGCCTACTTGGAAACACAAGGCTACCGACTGCAGTCCCTGACAATTCGCCTTGTTGCGGCAACCAATCGCTTGGAGTTCTGATCATGGCTGAGTTTGACAGAGTGAGCAAGCTCTCCGACGCCACCCTCCCCGGTGTTAATGTGCTGATCATGGGTCCAGCCGGCACAGGCAAGACGCACAGCCTCGGGACGCTGGTGGACTCGGGTATCGAGACCTTTGTCCTGGCGCTCGAAGCCGGACTCGAGTCCCTGTTCGGGTACTGGACGGACCGCGGCTTGCCAATCCCGCCCAACCTTCACTGGCACACCCTCAAGCAAGCTGAAGCGGGCTTTGCGACAATGATCGAGGATGCCAAGAAGATCAACACCATGTCGCTGGACACGCTGGCCAAGATGCAAGACCCCAACAAGGGCAAGCATAACCAGTTCATCAAGCTGCTTGAGTGCTTGAACGAATTCAAGGACGACCGGACTGGTCAGTCGTTCGGGCCTGTGGACAAGTGGGGACCGGAGCGTGCGCTGGCCATCGACGGCATGACAGGCCTAGGCCGCTGCGCTATGTCGTTGGTGATTGGCGGCAAGCCTGTGCGCTCCCAAAGCGACTGGGGCATCGCCCAGGACACCCTGGAGAAGCTCCTGCGCATGCTCTGCGATGGGACGAAGTGTCATTTCGTGCTGCTGGCCCACGTGGAGCGCGAGACTGATCAAGTCCTAGGCGGGATCAAGATCGCGGTGAGCACTCTTGGCAAGGCCCTCGCTCCGAAGATTCCGTCCATGTTCAGTGACGTGATCTTCTGCGTCCGCAATGGCACCACTTGGCAGTGGGACACCAGCTCCGCCCAGGTGGATGTGAAAACCCGCAACCTGCCCATCAAGGCCGACAACCCGCAGACGTTCGCCACCATACTGGCGAAATGGAAGCAACGGGCTGGGGTTGCATAACTGTACCGAAAAGGATTGACACTCACCATCACCTTCTCTACAATAAAATCCTCCACCACAGTTCGCTGCCAGCGTGGACGCATGGAGTTTCATGGCAGCCTTAGCAAGTTAGCAGTTTTCTTCAACTTTCGGAGTTTTTCAAATGTCATCTTTCAATCCCGACCAGTTTCTCGATATGCAAGTCAGCGAGTCCAACGACACCAAGGTCATTCCGGTGCCGGCGGGTGAGTGGAACGCAGTCATCGAAGGCGTGAAGGTCCGCCCATGGCAAGCCAAGAACGATTCGTCGAACGCAGGCCTGGCCCTGGACCTTCAGTGGGGCATCAGCGATCCGGCGGTCCTCGAAGCCGTGCAGCGTGACAAGGCTACTGTCAAGCAGGGCATCATGCTCGACTTGACCGAAGGCGGCGGGCTGGATATGGGCAAGGGCAAGAACGTGTCGCTGGGTCGCTTGCGCGAAGCCATCGGCCTGAACGAACCCGGCAAGCCGTTCAGCTTCTCGATGCTCGTTGGTCGCATGGCCAAGGTCAACGTGACCCACCGTGTTGTCGGCGAGGATATCTTCGCTGATGTGAAGGGCGTGATCAAGTACAGCTAACGCCTCCGGCTTAAACGCCAAGCGGCTCGCCTCTGGGGCCGCTTTTGTTTAAGTCGTGGGGGTTGGAAGTTTCCGCTTGTTGCCTACCGAGGGCAGCTTCAACTCTCTCCCCTCCTCCTATGGAGCTGCTTTCGGGCGGACTTCCCCACGACTCTTTTACAAGAAACTTGGAGTGGCGGTGAGCATTAAGACGAGGTCGGTAGAGACGTTGACTTGGGTGGGGGTAGGCAAACCCCTCCCGAGGGTGTTTCGACGCCATGTTGCCCCCATTCCGTCCATCGGCGCACCCCTCCCATAGTAGTCCCCATTCCCAACCCCCCGGATCGGCATATTTTATGACCCTAATACTTCCTCGGACTTCAATCAAGCTTTCCCCAGCACGACAGCGACAGGAATTCGATCCCCAAAAGCTGGAGGAACTTCGCGCCAGCATTGAGCTGAACGGCTTGCTGCACGCGCCAGTGGTTCGTCGAACAGGCGAGGGCTTCACGCTTGTGGCGGGTGAGCGCAGGTTGAAAGCGATGGCTGATCTGGAAACTCTGGGCGTGCCCATTCGCTACAATGGCCAAGCGCTCGAACCTGGGATGGTAGCCGTGACCGACTTGGGCGAACTCTCAATACTTGAGGCTGAAGAGGCTGAACTTGATGAAAACCTCAAGCGAGCTGATCTTACGTGGCAAGAGCACTCCGCTGCTGTCGCTCGACTTCATGACCTACGAAGAGAGCAAGCCGTTCTCAAGGGAGCTGTACACACGGTTGCTGATACGGCGCGGGAAGTCTTGGCTACCGAGGATGTATCAGGAAGTCCCGGCGAAAGCGTCCGCCGAGAGATATTGGTCAGCAAGCACCTCGACAACCCTGCCATCGCCAAAGCCAAAAGCGCAGACGAAGCCTTCAAAATTCTTCGCAAGGCTGAGGAAACCACCCGCAACGTCGCGCTTGCTGCAACAGTTGGTGCAACGTTCAACGCAGACAAACACACGCTGCTGAACCGGGATTGCCTGGCCTGGATGATGGAACCCCAGAATGCAGAAAGATTTGATGTTATTTGTACTGACCCTCCTTACGGCATGGGGGCTGATGGCTTCGGTGACGGAGGGGGCAAACTCAGCGGCATCGAACACCGCTATGACGACTCTCCAGAAGCATGGGCCGCCCTCATGCAACCCTGGACCACCTGGTCCTACCGGGTCTGCAAGCCTCAAGCCCACGCCTACGTCTTCTGCGACATTGACAACTTCCACCAGCTCCGAGACTGGATGCGTGCCGCCGGATGGTATGTCTTCCGCACTCCGCTGATCGTCCACAAGCTCAACAGCGGGCGCGTTCCCTTGCCTGACCAAGGCCCGCGTCGTTGCTGGGAGGCGATCCTCTACGCTATCAAAGGAAAGAAAAATGTCACTCACATTTATCCTGATGTCATCCCCGTCGCAGGGGATGAGAATCTCACACACGGAGCACAAAAGCCAGTCGCCCTCTTCCAAAATCTTCTTCAACGGTCAGTTCTGCCCGGAGACGCGGTGCTGGACTGTTTCGCTGGAACTGGCCCGATCTTCGAAGCTGGGCACACTTTTAAGTGCTCTGTCACAGGCCTGGAACTTAACCCGGAATACTATGCGCTGAGCCTCCAGCGGATTCGGCAACTCAAAGCGCTGGAAGCGCCGGGGACACTGGCGTGAACGTGGGACTGACAAGTCGGCGCTATAAGCAATGCGATAGCTGGGGGCCTAGGCCGTCCTGCCTCGACGCTGCCTACGAACGCCGCGCTGTCCACGACGGGCTTATTGCAAAGCCGCTCTGGCCAGAGAACAAGCTATACTTAGAACATATTGCAGGAGCCGAAAATGCCAACAATAAGGCCGGTGGGGCCATGCCCAGCTAAGATTATGATTGTTGGGGAATACCCCAGCATGAACGACGAGGCTGAAGGCGTGCCCTTTGCAGGGTGGACAGGGACGGAGTTCGGGAAGATGTTGTCGGAGGCGGGCATCCTGCGCGGAGCGTGTTTTCTCACAGCGGTCGTGCGAGTGCGACCGCCGGCCAACTCGCTGGACTCGTTCATCGCCAAGCGCAAGATGGACATTACACCGCAGCACGCGGCTGTACGCGACAAGATGTGCCTGCCCCCGGTATGGGAAGGCATTGACCTGCTGAAGCGCGAGATTGAGATGTGCAGGCCGAACGTCATCATCGCCTGCGGGAATCTTGCGATGTGGGCGCTGACAGGCAACTGGGGGATTACGAGCTGGCGCGGCAGTGTCATGCAGACGGACCTCGACCTCGCGCTGCCCTACAAGCCCAAGGTCGTCGCTGCCTACGCTCCGGGGATTGTCATGCGGCAGTGGAGCTGGCGGCAGATCCTAGTCCGGGACTTACGGCGGGCGGTCAAGGAGTCACTCAGCGTGGAGTATTTGCGCCCCCAATATCGCTTCGTATTGCGCCCCCAATACTCCACAGTCATCCAGTATTTGCACTTGCTCCTACGAGCGGTCGAAGCCAGGCCCACCAAGCTCGCTGTGGACATTGAGACCCGGGCTGGGCACATCGCCTGCATCGGCGTCGCCTGGAGCAAGCTTGAAGCCTTGTGCATTCCGCTGATGTGCGTCGAGCGCCCGGAAGGTTATTGGCCGTTAGATCAGGAAGTCGAGGTAAGCTTTTTACTCTACAAACTGCTCACCCATGCGAACGCTGTGGTCATAGGCCAGAACTTCTCATACGACGCGCAGTACTTTCACAGGTGGCTGTGCTTCATCCCTCGCCTTGTACGCGATACCATGATTGCGCAGCATTGCTGCTTCAGCAATATGCAAAAGAGCTTGGACTTCCTGAGTTCGATGTACTGCGAAAGCCATCTTTACTGGAAGGAAGACGGGAAGACCTGGGACGAGAAGACTGGAGAGGACCAGCTCTGGGAGTACAACTGCATGGACGCAGTTATCACCTACGAAGTAGATGAGGTCGAACAGAAAACAGTGGCGACTATGGGCCTGCAAGCGGTCCACGACTTCCAGCAGAAGCTCTTCTGGCCAGTGCTTCGCACCATGAACTACGGTATTCGAGTGGCTGCTGCCAAGCGTGGGGAGTTTGCCATGCGACTCAGCGACGAAATAGCCGCCCGCGAACAGTGGCTAATCGACGTTATCGGCCATCCTCTGAATCCCGCCTCACCATTACAAATGCAGGAGCTTTTTTATGGACAACTTGGTTTTAAGCCCATCATCAATCGCAAGTCTGGAACAGTTACTTGCGACGACGAAGCCCTTGGAAAACTTGCTGATCGCGAACCTCTCGTTCGACCTTTGGTCCGCAAGGTTCTTGAACTGCGAAGTCTCAACGTGTACCTTTCGACGTTTGTCAACGCGCCTCTTGACTCTGATGGACGTATCCGATGCTCTTTTAACATCGCTGGAACCGAAACTTACAGATTCAGCTCAAGCAAGAATGCATTCAGCAGTGGCCTCAATCTTCAAAATATACCACCTGGCGGTGAAACAGACGGAGGAGAACTACAGCTCCCTAACATTCGAGAACTTTTCATTCCAGACGCCGGCTGCGAGTTCTTCGACATTGACCTCAACAGCGCAGACCTCTCTATTGTTGTCTGGGAAGCTGACGAGTCCGAAGCTAAAGCCATCCTCCAAAGCGGAGAAGACTTCTACTCCGTCGTCGGAAAAGAGTTCTACAAAGACCCGGGGTTCAGCAAGAAAGATCCCCGTAGAAACCGATTCTTCAAGCCGTTTTGCCACGGCACAAACTACCTTGGCACAGCAAAAGGTTTGGCCGAGCGGCTCGGCATCAGCGTCCACGAAGCGGACCGCACGCAAAAATGGTACTTCGGGAAATTCCCAGGAATAAAACGCTGGCAAGAAGACATCAAGGATCAGGTTTACAAGCGCCGCATGGTGCAGAACGTGTTCGGCTATCGAACCTACTACTTCGATCGCATCGAGGGCACGATCTTCAATCAGGCGATTGCTTGGATTCCCCAGTCCACCATCGCTTGCCTCATCAACCGCGCTTACGTCAACATCGACGCCAACCTACCGCAGGTCAAGGTTCTCCTACAGGTTCACGACTCGCTGGCCGGACAGTACCCGATCGCCGGAGCCGAGGCCACTCGCAAGGCGATCCTGGCCAACGCCTCCATCACGCTGCCCTACAGCGATCCCTTGACAATCGGGGTTGGCTTGAAGACCAGCACCTCTTCCTGGGGGGCCTGTGGCTAGACACTATGACGACTGGCTCACCGCGTTCATGGACTACTCGAAGTATGGAGAAGCTCCGAAGCATATGTACTTCTGGGCGGGAGTGTCTGCGATAGCGGGAGCGTTGCGCCGCAGGGTATGGATTGATCAGCGGTACTTTCGATGGTATCCGAACTTCTACATCTGCCTCGTTGCCCCTCCCGGCATCGTCAGCAAGTCCACAACTGCGGGTGTCGCGATGAACCTGTTGCGGCGAGTGCCGGGGGTGAAGTTCGGGCCGGATGTGGTGACTTGGCCAGCGCTAGTCCAGGCGTTCGAGGAAGTCACGGAGATGTTTGAGCTTGATGGGGTTTACTACCCCATGTCGGCGCTGACGCTTGAGAGCAGCGAGTTCGGGAACTTGTTGGACCCACAGGACAAGCAGATGGTGGACTTGCTCGTCAGCCTGTGGGACGGCAAGGAGGGTGTTTTCAAGAAGTCCACTAAGACCAACGGTTCCAACGCTGTCGAAAATCCTTGGATCAACATGATCGCCTGCACTACTCCGAGTTGGATCGCAGGCAACTTCCCGGAATACATGATTGGTGGGGGCTTCACTTCGCGGACCATCTTCGTTTATGCAGACACCAAAGCTAAATACATCGCCTACCCAGCCGACCATGTTCCCGACAACTTCAAGCTACAAGGAGATATGCTGGTTGAAGACCTCACCCACATTTCCGCCAACGTCTGTGGGGAGTACAAGCTCTCGCCTGCTGCAACCGAGTGGGGTAATAACTGGTACAAGCGCCACTATTCCAAGCGAGCCATCAACCTAGACGCAGAGCGCTTTGGCGGCTACATCGCCCGGAAGCAAACCCACATCCACAAGCTCGCAATGGTGCTGGCTGCAAGCGCTGGGGATGCCATGCTGATCGAACCCGAGCACTTGTCGGTGGCTGATTCTATGGTGACTGACCTCGAGCCGGATATGCAGTTCGTGTTCAGCAAAGTCGGGCGCAACGACAGCAGCCAGTACGCCGAGAAGCTGGTCAACTTCATCGCAGAGCGTGGCAAGGTGCCGTATGGCGAAGCCTACCGTTATGTCCACACTTACTTCCCTTCCATGCGGGATTTCGAGGATGTACTGGCAGGGTGTTGTAGGGCCGGCTACATCAAGACGATTCAGGAAGAAGGAAAGCCCTACCTTGCAGCAGGGCTTCCAATGCCGAAGAGTTCCAGCGCTTTGCAGTAGCCGGCGCGCTAGTACCCCGGACGCTGCATCCCGCCTTGACGGGCGGCGAGGGCAGCGGTCAGTGCTTGGATGGCCTGTGGGTTAGGCGGAGCACCAGCGCCCATTGAAGGCATACCAGCGCCCATCGGAGGAGCGCCCATCGGAGGAGCGCCCATTGGGGGCAAACCCCCCTGAGCTTGCGGTGGCAACCCTCCCTGAGCTTGCGGTGGCAATGGTCCCCCCATTGGAGGCGCACTCATCGACGGAGCACCCATTGGAGGCGCACTCATCGGGGCTTGCGGCGGCAAACCAGCGGGTGGCATGCCTATCGGCGGTGCTCCCATTGGAGGTGCTCCCATTGGACGCTGCATCGGCGGTATCCCCATTGGACGCTGCATCGGCGGTGGGCCACCAAGTCCAGGCGGTGCCATGCCTCCCGGAACACCGCCCGCTTGCGGCGGCATCGGACGCAGGGGACCGCCAGCGCCTGGAAGGCTCAGCGAGGGACGTTGCAAGAAGGAAGGCATTGGCATGGAAAACTCCTTAGGTTGCCGGAAGAACCAGCTGGGTTGGGACGGGGACGGGGTCGGGCGGCGCTTCAACCACACCGGCGCTCTTGAGCGCAGCATAGCCAACGTGGACAGCGCGGGTCAGTTCAGTCGCAACCTCGGGCGAGGCCAGCGCTTGCTCCGCCGCCACGACCATGCTGACTGCGGCTTTCAAGCGACCAGCACCGCCGGTTGTGGGCAGAAGGGTAGCCGCCGCCTGGATCATTTGGGCAAGCAGTGGCCCGAATTGAATTAAAATCGAAAACCAGTTCATAGTAAGGGTTCCTCTGAGGTTACAGGTTCTTGCAGTCAAGGCCCACGGCGAACCCAATAACGTGTGCCCGAGAAGAGTCGTAGCGGTTAGGGTCCGTCTCCCTGTGGGCCGACAGGCTGTTGGGGGTTGACAAGCTTGCCCGCGCGCCACACTTTAATGGCTGCTGCGGCGTCGGGTGTGAGGCTTCCCAGCGATGAATCCAGTGGTCCTTGCTCTCCCGCAGATGGTCCCCCAGCCGTTCCACCGAAGGCGCCCACCTTATCGGTGGTGATAACTGTGAGCAGCCAGTTAACCAAAGCCAGCACACCGCCAGCAACAGCAACCGTGGTGGCATCATCCAGGTGCAGATCATAGCCAATCGACCTCATGAACAGGGCCGAAGCCCCAAATACACCAGCGAGTTGGTTGGCGGAGATTTGGCGCTTTTTCCACTTCGCAGGGTCCGCCACCACTCCACCAGCTTGCAGCACATTCCAGGCTGCCTTGAGGGTCTCGATCATGCTAGGTTCCTCGCTGTTCGCAGTTGTGCAATTGTCCGCCCGCCGGTGAACTGACAGTGTGCAAGCTCGGGAAAGCTTGTCCAGCGGCCCGCCCACTCCAACCCGCACTGCTCGGCGATCTTGCCACAGCGCTCGAAGAGCTTGTGGTCGTCCCATGCGGGCTTGCCGTTGACCATCGGCACCCAATCGAAAGCACAGCGATAATTGTGGAAGCTCGAGCCGGGCTTGGCATTGGTCACTACCTTGCCAGGAGTTGTGCGACCCTGCGCGTAGAGCGCTGCCTGGCACTCGTCGTCCCGGAAGGTGCTGGTGATCAGAATCTCAATTCCCTGCTGCACGCAGGCTCGTTGAAAGTCCTGAGCCTTGTCCTGTACTTCCGGCAGAAGATCGGTTAGCTTGCGACTGTTAATCACGACCCAGTCCTTTGATGATACCCGTAAGCAGCCACCGCAATCAGCACAACTATCATGAAGTCCCGCACCCGCTTCATCACACCTTGCCCGATATTTTGGTAGAACTGCTCGGTCCAACGCTTTTGCATCAGATCGACAATCGCCACCACATCAGCGTCTGTAAGGTTGCGGGAGGGACGGTGATCTTGCTCCACTGTAGCTCCGTTAGGCGAGGCGGCGAAGGGCTAGGCGGGTGAGTCGCTTGAGGACATTGCTGGCCTGTGCGAGGTTGGTGACGTTGGCCGTCCACCAGGCATCGAAAGCCGTGTTGTCCATCGCCCGCAGTTGCTGGATGGTAGCGTCCCCCTGAATCGTTTGATCGAGGGCGGCAAGCCGAGTCGGCTCTGGGTCAGTCAGGATCGCATTGATTTGTGCGATCAGCTGCACATCTGTCGATTCAGGGCTTACCATCACCGACTGCCCTGCGTCTCCCACGAAGCGCGTTTGATCGCTACTGCGAGTCCAGTTATGTCCGAGAATGTCAAGAGGCATTTTTGAGTCCTACCAAGAAAGAACCACGACTAGTCCAAGAGCGCCATCGCCACCCTTGCCGGAAGCGAAGCCATTGTCAGACCCGCCACCGCCACCACCTCCGCCACCGTAAGCTCCCCCGGCTGCACCAGCACCGCCTGCGGCTCCAGACTTAGAATAGCCACCGCCACCACCAGAGCCGCCCAGCAGCATATATTTCGCCACGGAAGCGCCAACAGTTGCAGCTACCGGAGTAGCCGTAGTTCCCGCAGCACCGCCTAGGCGCGCCTGTAGCCAAGCTGTTAGTTGAGTACCTGCGGCTGAGGTAAGGTTCCCTCCACGGCCGCCATCGTAGCCAGTCGCGCCGCCCCCCAAGCCTCCACCGCCTCCTCCACCACCTGAAGCTCCGTAGCCCCCTTGTTGGTCTGTGCCTGTGTTTCCACCAGTGCGTGCGCCAGCTCCTCCTTGGGTGCCGTTGAAGAGGCTGGTTACGCTTGGCGACCCCAGGCCAAAAGTTTGTGCTGGCGCAGCCGGGTTTCCGATAACACCACCACTACCCCCAGGACCAGAGGCAAACTGACACCAGCTGCCGAAGGTGACATTCGCAGGGCTGGCGCCAATCGTACCGACTGTACTGTCAACTGCAATCGCGGGACCACCAGCAGCCGCAGCCGGAACCGTAACCGTTTCAGTTCCGCCCAAAGCTGAAGTTGCAAAGTCAAACCAGCCAAAAGCTCCACCGGAACCACCAGAGCCACCACTGCGGTCCGTGGCGCCAGCTTGCCGCGCACCAGATCCACCACCGCCACCATTCCCCAAGCCAAACACCCGCGTGTACAGCTTTCCCGTAGGCTTGCGCCAAGTTCCTGTAGTCAGGAAAAACTGTACATCCACAGAACCAGCGGGAAACTGCGGCAGTCCGATGTTGATGGAGGTGCTCACTGCGAGTCCTTAGTAGCGGGCCACCACAGCTTGCAACTTCACCGCGGCTGGCAGGGCGCTCGCAGCCGCCGCCATCCCAGCTACCAGCATCGTGTTTACGCCGAGCTTGAGTTCAGTCTTGACCACGCTGCCGTCCATCGCGTTGTTGATGAAGCCAGTCGAAGCGATCGCCGCGGTGTTGCCTGCGTTGGCAGCGACTGTTGCCCGGAAGTGCTGGGACGTGCGGCAGATGCGGGTGCCTGCGGCCAACGGTGTGAGGTTGGCGAAGGGTGCGCCGTTGGAGACAAGTGTTAAGGCATTGACTGCCGTTACCACACCAATGATGCCATCGACTGCTGCGTTCGGGGCAAGGCCAAGTGGCGCAAAGGTCATGATTTCGTCGCCCACCAGGAAACCGTCGGTGATGAAGCTTCCGGCTGTGCGATTGAGCGTGTTGGTGACAGTGGTGGACATTACGCCGGTGTTGACAGCGTCTTGAGTCGTGGCGATTCTGGCCATCCAAAGGGTAATGTCCTTGGCCACGGCGTCAGTGCTAGAACCTACCAAGTCCACTACCGTGCAGCCACCATAGTATGGGGGGAGCGTGCCAGTTGCCGCCGCAGCTGCATAGGCGTCCACCACCACTTTCGCGATGGTGCTGTTGGTGATCGTGAAGCTCGCCGGTGACGGAGTCTCGAAAACGGCGGGAGTGTTGGCATAAGCGGGTTGTGTCATTTTCAGGCTCCGAGGAAGTTCAAAATAGCCAGGCCTTGAATGCTCTGACTCTGGTTGGGGACGATGGTGTTGGCCCAGCGCTGCATGGCCACTTCAAGGTAGTTGCCGTTCACAACCTGGGTCGTGGCGGACTGGTCGGCAAGGTTCGGCACTCTTGGCGTGACCGGGGGCGCCGTAAAACCAGCGAGCCATTGCGCGTACTCGACCCACTGGCCGTTGGCGATGGCCTGCCCGACCCCGGTCGCCATGAAGCTGTTGAAGTTGATGTTGCCGGTCAGCGGAGCCTGTCCGTCGCGCACAACCGTCTGCCCAAGTCCCGCCAGAATGTCGTTGATGACGGCGTTGAAGTAATCGGCGTAGATCACCTGCCCGCTGACTGCGGGATACTGAGGCGCTGGGAGGGCGTTGAAGACCCCTGATCCGTTGAAGGCCATAGTTTTGTTGTCCTAATACAGAATAGTATTACGCTTCTAAATCATTGTCCAGCAGGCAGGTTACCGGGGGTCTGGGAGGCTGGCACTGTGCCCCAAAAGCTGTTCAGAATGGTGGCGGCTTTTTCACTCATGTAGGGGACTTTGCTCAGCTTCAGAAGAGTAGCGGCACCTTCAGGCGAGGACAGCAAACGGTCGAACTCGGTCCAGGTCTTCCCCATCGTGGCGTTCTCGATCATGTTGCCGACCTTGTTGAAGGGCCAGCCAGCCACCCGAACGACAGTCGCCACGGCGCTTCCACCCGCGATTGCGTTGGCTTCCCCAGAGGTCATGCCGCCAGCCTTTGAGGGCTGCGATGCCAGCCCACGACTGAGCTTGGCCAGGTTCTCCATGCCTCGCACAACTCCAGCCGTTTGGTCCGGCGTGAAGTCGTAGCTGCGAGCAACTCCAGCAGCAATGTCGCGCATCCCCTGCATTTGGCGAGTAGTGGCAAACAGTGAACGGTACACGTCAGCTGCTTCCTTGCCGGTGTTGAGAGGCTTCCCGTCGATGACAGCAGGAGAGGCTTCGTCCAGACGTTGGCGAATGAAGGCTTTTGCAGCAGCCGGAAAGGCTTCTGGATCAGCGGCTTTCAAACCATTGGCCAAGTAAGGGATTGGGTTGACACTGGTTGGTAGAGCCGGGTCGCTGCCAGCTTTAAAGTACGCTTCCATCTTTGCCACCGAAGCTGGAATGTCCGGCAGCGCTCCACGAGGGGTTGCAAGTTGGCCGATCGGACCTTTCTTCATCGGATCAACAACATCATGACTGAGTTGTTCAAAAGTTTTGTTCGCGGCCAGAAGTGGTGCAGAATCGTTTGTAAGGATTGGGCGCAGTCCACCCACCAAGTACTTCGCTTGCCCAAAGCTTTCGGGGTCTGGCGGTGTGGTTGGTGTGCCCTTGAATTTGCCAGCCGCTTGATTCAGTGCGGTTTTAACATCGAGAGCGTGCAGCGGCGTTTCGGCTGCTGCCGTTGCAGCACTGTTGGCCGCGGCAAGTTGCTCACGTGCGGCTGCGCGAGCTGATCCACCGTCTGCACCCAGTACCAACATTCGTGCTTCTTGCACGGCGTTGTCAACATTGTTTCCCTTGCCAGAGAACACACCGATGAGATACTGACCAGTGGCCTTTACATCCGGTGTAGTACCAGGTTGGCTGATGACCTCGTTGACCCTACTGATCAGGGCCTGCCGTGTGTCTTCACTCACTGGACCAGCGGCTTTGTACAGGGCATCCACAGCCTCGCCACGTTGTTTCTTGACGGCCTGCAGAGTGTCGGTGGCCGCTTGCTGTACGTTGTTTGCGGCAATCTCTCGGCTCCAAGTTGGCCCCGGCAAGTTCGACAGTGCATCATCAGCCGCCAGGCGGAACTGTGCGGGTTGACGCTGAAGGATGCCCTGTAGGTTCTGCCCCTGTGTGCGATTGGCAATTGTGTCCCTGATCACATTCATGTTGGGGGCTTCCACCCCGATCGCACGAAGCGCTTGTGCGAGGTCCATTTCCACAGCAGGATTCACGGCTTTGGACTTCGCCATGAACGCAGCAGCTTCTTGTAGCTGCTTGTCGGTGATACCCATCACCGCGTCCTTGGCCACGGCAGCACTTTGTGGGCGGGCGGCTCCAACAATAGCAGAAGCCCCACCACCGGCAAGACCGCCTGCGAGTCCGCCCAGTACCCTGCCCCACCAAGAGTCATTAGTCAGCCGTCCGCCAATATCGGCGCCTTCACCAGCGACTCCTCCAGTGAACATCGCACGAGCCGCAGTTGCGCCAGTCTTCAAAGCACCCGGTGCACCAAGCCCCCCACCAACGCCTTCAATTATCGACGCCACGTTCTTCTCAGTAGGGGTCGTGGGCTGCACCCCGAAGTTGGTCAAGCCTCCCGACATTCCCATTGGATTGTCCGGGAAGAGCTTGCTGTGAAGCGCTGCTACGGCTTTGGAAGCTGCCACAGGTGGAAGGATGTTGCTCATCCAGTCAGGCGTATTCCGGCCAACTGCCGCTGTCGCATCCACCGCAAGCGCAGGTAGGCTTGCAACACCACGCGCCAAGGCACTCCCGCCGAACTTCAAGTTGTCGCCCACGCGGCTCATGTAGCTCGGGTCTTGAGCCTGCCCGTTAATAGCGTGCAGTTGAGCCAGTTGCTCTGGCGAAGGATTGTCCGGCATACTGACCGGCGTTCCATCAGGCATTGTGACAATCGGCATGGCTACTTCTTAAACTGGTTGAGGTAGGCATCCAGCGGCATCGGAGCACCACCAGCGCCTGGCTGTGGAGCCGTTGGCTCGGTGTTGAACGTGCCCTTGTAGTTCGCCGTGCCAGCCGCATCATTCAGGTCAAACTTCTCCGGGTCCAGCCCATAGCTGAACGTCGGCATCGGGTACATCGTGGCCCCAGGCATTGCTCCCGGCTGGCTCGCTGCGCCTTCGTGCTGCTTGTTCGCCATCATCAAGGCGTTGTGAGCGCCGGCTTGTGCGATGCCAGCCAAGTGCGTTAGGGCTTGAGGCGTCCATTGCATCTTCCCGCTGGTAGCCATTTCGATGAAGGGCAGGTCGGCTTGGCTGACGGGAGCGACCTTTTTGGCGTTTTCCAGTACGTCGTGCATGAGCAGACTGATCAGTTCTTGGGTCTTGGTGACGGCCACTCCGCTCTTAAAGCCGAGCTTCTCCCCAACTGCTGCAAGCCCGGTGATCGGCGCCGAAGCGAAACCTGTTTGCACCGCCGGGTCTTCCAGGATCTTGGTGATGCGTTGAGCGCGCTGGACGGTGGTAATGGCGTCCTGAGCAGCCTTGGCCGATTGCGCCAGCACATCAGGAGTCTTTTCGCCGAGGGCTTTGGTGGTCGCCAGCTCTCCGGCGTTGTTGACATTGACAGTTGTACCAACCGGGGCGAAGGTGGCTTTGGCCGTGGTCTTTTCGGTCTGCCCAATAACTGGTGTTTTGCCGTCTGCGCTAACCCCGATCTTGCCCACAGGGTTGAAGCTGTCCCGCAGGTCTGCCTGGACGGCTGAGGGGTTTGCCGGATCAACTACCTGATTGTTGACGAC